AAGAGAATTTACAGGTGCTGCTCTAAGGACTAACTTAAGTGCAAATATTTCAAATAGCGCTTCTTCTTTTTCCGTAACTGACGCTGTTGGTTTTCCATCTGGTTCAAATCCTTTTGCAGTAGTTATTGACAGAGGAACATCTGATGAAGAAAAGATGCTTATCTCTTCAAGAAGTACAAATACTTTTACAATCCAGATTCGTGGTTATGATGGAACAACCGCAAGATCACACACATCTGGTGCATTTGTAGACCATGTTCTTGACGCAGCAACTATTCAAGACATGAATACAACAACTTATGATAATGAAGTTTTAATGTGGATGGGGGCATAAATGGCAAATCTAATTCCGAAGTCTATATATCTAGGTAATTCAACGGGTTCTAATGTTTACACAGTTGCTAATACAGCAGGTAATTATACAATTATTAAATCAATAAATGTTTGCAATACAAGCGATGCAGCAAATGCTACGGTGAGTGTTCATGTGCTTGTCGCAGGCGCATCTCCTGCTAATAATAACAAGATTATTAGCAACGCCAATGTTATTAAAAGCGATGTCCTGTATTACAACACATCGGTTGTCGTACCAGCAAATAGCAATGTTTATGTATCTTCAAGCAATAGCTCAATAACATTTAATATTAGCGGGGTAGAATATGCCTAATCTGGTAAATAGTGGTTCTACGACTGGCGGCTCTGGAGCATCAGAGATTATTAGATGGGATCCAATCCCACAAGAGTTCCTGATTGGTGATAAGTTTTATGGTTTTCAATTTTATCCTGCAAATGGTCAATTGACTATTCAAGAAATTCTAGAACCAAGTCTGATTACATATGAATACAGCACAACAGCAGATGTTGTGTCATTGCCAAAACATAGATATGGAGACACTTTCGCAGCAGACGACTTTTATTATGACCCAACAGATCATGATATTTATAAAAACTGGCTAACGAGTCAAGCTGAATTAACATTTTCTTGGTATACTGGTAATAATACGAGTTTAATAGTGGAGGTTGCATAAATGGCTGCAATAGATTTAGGTAGACTAAGATTCTATCATCAAGGCGCATACAATGGCGCTACAACATACAAGGTTAACGATGTTGTCACATATGGTCCAACATCGTATGTATATATCGCCAACACCGCAGCTTCTGGCAACCTTCCAACGAATACTGCGTATTGGTCAAAGCTCTCAGATGGTATTTCAGCACAAACTGCATGGACAACCGCAACTGCTTATTATCCTGGCAATGTTGTTACTCGTGGTGGACAAGCATACACAGCTTTGTTGGCTCATACATCAAATAACTTTTCAACTGATCTTAATGCAAACAAATGGTTGCTCTTGGTTGGCGGTGTTCGTTGGAGAGGAACATGGGCAACTTCAACATCATATATTTTAAACGATCTTGTTTATGTTGATGGTGATGTCTTTATTGCAACCGCAGATGGCACATCAAACTCTTCATCATTTAGCAATGATATATTCTGGACAACATATTCCCAAGGTGGTGCAAATATTGTTGCGCTACAGACGGGTAATAGCGGAAAGATTTTAACAACCAATGGGAACACCACTGTCTGGACATCAACTCCTAGTGTAAACACAATCGCCGTTGCTGGAAATACTTTTATTGGTGCAAATGCTACGACATTTGCAAACACACTCACTAATCCAACACTTGTGGTTCAGTCAAACACAACAGATTACTCACAGATTGCTTTTAGAAACTTAGGAACAAATGCGAATAGCTCAACAGACTTTATTGCATACTCTGATATTGGTGATGACGATACTGGTTGGATTGACATTGGTATTACATCATCAAACTTTAGTGATCCATCATTTACTGTTACTGGTGCTCATGACGGATATGTATTCGTAGAAGCACCAGCCAACAGTGCTGGTAGTGGAAACTTGATTCTTGCTACTGGTGGCAATGGTACAGAAAACAAGATTATCTTCGCAGCGGGCGGTCTCCAGAGTAGCAATACTCAGATGGTTATTACCCCTGATACATCTGTTGCAATCAATATTGCTACAAACTCTACAAGCGCTACAACTGGTGCTTTAACTGTTGCTGGTGGTGTTGGTATTGGCGGTAATGTTTACATAACTGGTAATACAAATATTACAGGTACTATCACAGTTGGTGGTGGTGCGTTCCAGTCAAACAACCTTACCGTATCAGACCCAATTATCTTTATGGGTAATACAAATAGTGGTGATAGCTTTGATCTTGGTTTTGCTGGTAAGTTTACAAGTAGCGGTGTAAAATATGCAGGTCTGTTAAGAGATGCTTCTGATTCTGGTAAGTTCAGATTGTTTACCAATCTTACAGAAGCCCCTTCATCAACGGCAAACTTTGCTGCTTCATCAAATGCAACATTGATTCTTGGGAATCTTGAAGCAAGTTCAACGGTAACAGCAGCTACTGCTAATATTAGTGGTACACTTAATGTTAATAGCATTTCGTATGACAGAGATGCATACATCAGATTTTATATGGAGGTCATCTAAATGGCAATAACACAAAAAAGATTGGTAGGACCAGCAAGGCTCGTAGATACAGCAAATACATTGTTATACACATGCCCATCAGCCACTACTACTATTGTAAAGCAAATTACAATTTGCAATACGCATAATGCGGCTGTGACAGTTACACTGTCTTTGAAGCCTACTGCCGCTACTATCGGCAATGAGCACAAGCTTTTGTCTGCAGTATCCGTTTCACCGAATGAAACGATTACTCTTTCAACATCATATGTTCTTACCGCCGCAGATACTTTGAATGGTAGTGCAAGCACAACCAATGTTGTTAATATCATGATTAACGGCATAGAAGAAGCGTAGGGGTTAACAATGGCAAGAGTTGTAAGAATTAATAATCCAAATACATCTATTGCTGCTGGAGATACAACAACAGCAACGGGTTTGATTAAGGTAGCTGAATTTGTGAGTGCAGCAGACGGTGTGTACGGAAGTGGTGCTGATGGTGATGTTACTATTAGCGCAAATACAACTCTTACAACAGATAAGTTTTATTTAAACTTGACTGTGAATTCCGATGTTGTGCTGAACCCAGGTGGATATCGTATTTTTGTAAAGAATAATCTTACAATGAATAACAATGCAAAAATTGGGTTTACAACTGGCTCAAGCGTATCTGGCTCAATTTCTGGGGGTGGTGCTAATGCTACTTCCGTAATCAACAGTCTCGGTGGAGCTAGTGCAACTCAAACAGTAACAGCTCCAGCAGCGAATGTTGGTGGATCTAATTTCTACACTCAGCCTTGGCAAGCCATTGATGGCTTTGCTGTGAGCGCATCACAAACTACACCTCAGTTTCTGAGAGGTGGTGCTGGTGGAGCAAGCGGCGCTGGTGGTGGAGTAGTAATCATTTCAGCAAGATATGTTGATGCTACAGCATCATTTGTTACCGCACCAGGCACTGCTGGTGCAGGTGGTGGTGGAGGTGGAGTTATTTTGTTTATCTCTACAACCGATGCGCTTCCAAGTGGAATTACAACAGATGTGACGGGTGGAACAGGCTGTTCAAATGGAACAGTGACTTATATGCAGTTGGTGTAAAATGACGACAGATAAAATCTCTTCAGCGCAATTAACAACAACAAAAGTTTATGTACAAAGAACTGGAAACCGTATTTTCTTTGGAACTGGTCTTGATGGTAATGTTACAATTACAACAAATACATTTCTTTCAAACGATATGTATTATGACAATTTGACTGTAGACAATGGAGCAACTCTGTTTACAAATGGCTTTAGAGTCTTTGTTAAAGGTACTCTTACAAATAACGGCGTTATCGGTATGCCAGCTGAATTAACCGAAACTGTTGCTTCTGCAACACTGAGTTTGAGAAGTGATTCGGATACTGGTGTTTTTGTTGGGAATGCAGGGAATGATAATCTTTCGCTAGACGCTGTTAATGATTTATTTAAAGCAGTTCGTGGTTATGACACATCAACTGATACAACATATAGAGTTCTTAAAGGTGGAAAGCCAGGAGCTGCTGGGAACTCAGGAACTGGAAACCCTGGAAATGCAGGCGGTGCTGGAAACCCTGGAAACGCTGGAGCCGCTGGTTCTGTTGGAAATTACTCTCCAAATGCTAACACTGTAGGCTCACCTGGTGGTAAGGGCGGAACTGGAAACCCTGGAAACCCAGGTAGTTCTGGTAATGCTGGAAACCCAGGAACTGGTCAAACTGGTGGTCTTGGTGGTAAAGGCGGTGGAATGGTTCTTGTTGCTGCAAAGACAGTAACAGGGTCTGGAACATTTACTTCAAAAGGTTTGAGCGGTGCTGCTGCAACAGGTACAGCATCCCCAGGAACTGCTGGAAACATAGGTGCTGCTGGTAATGCTGGAAATACTGGTGCTACTGCCCCAACACTCGCTGGAACATTCCATCCATCTGGTCATACATCGCATCATATTGCCGCATCTCAACAGCACCATACGGACTATTGGGCTCATGGTAACTTTAACTTCTACCCGTA